CTGCAGGTGTTGTAGGTGGCCCCGCAACTTCAGAAGCTATTGTTATAGCATCTACGTTGTACAGTGCAGCAGCTAGAACATTACACGCTAGACTCACACCTATTGGTGCTGATTTAGCTACAGCAGCTACAACTGTTAAGTATATTGTACAATTTGAACAGTTAGACTAAGCCTATGCCACAATTAGGCAGCGACAAAAATCCTATAATCCTAAATGGCTCTAGTAAGCCGAAAAGCTCTAGAGTCTTAGGATTGCTAGGTACTGCGTATTCTGGTAAAGCTAAACAGAATTACAATGATAACTACGATAATATATTTGGTAAGAAAAAAGGTAAGTAATGGCTACTACATATTTAACATTGACTAACGAAGTATTACGAGAACTAAACGAAGTTCAACTAACGTCAGCTAATTTTGCAAGTGCTGTAGGAATACAGGCTTTTGTAAAAGAATCTATTAATAAATCATTAAACGATATAGCTAACGAAGAACCCCAACTACCTTTTTTTGCTACCGCAACCAGTGGAGATACTGATCCTTTCTATGGGAACGTAAATGTATCTACTGTTGCAGGTACTCGATGGTATCTTCTTAAAGCAGGTAGCTCCAGTATAACAACAGATTATGCTGCAATAGATTGGGATAACTTTTATCTTACAACAATAGGTGTTTCAGGAGAAGCTGCACCTTTTGTATCTAAAGGATTAAGATTTATAACGCTTACAGATTGGACACGTTATATTAGAGATTCAGAAAACGCTGACGATGCAGACACACAGAACTATGGAGAACCTAAATACGTTATTCGTAGTCCTGATAATCGTAAGTTTGGTATAAGCCCTATACCCGATAAAGTCTATAAAGTTTATTTTTATGCTTTTGCTTCTCCTACAGAACTTGCTGCACACGGAGATGTTATAATACTACCCGATCAATACGCTTCTGTTATTACAGCTCGTACACGTTACTATGTGCATCAGTTTAAAGAAAACTTACAACAGTCGGCTTTTGCATTAGATGATTATAAAAAAGGAATGAAAAGAATGAAATCTAATCTTATTAATCCTCAACCTAAAAATATGACAGACGATAGAGTTTATTTCTAGTGGCTGCATCACAGCCTTTTTCAGTTGCACTGCAAGGTGGTTTAGATAAATCCAGTAATACTATGGAGCTTTTAACAAGACCAGGAGTAGCAACTAGATTATCTAACTTTGAAATCTCTACACGCGGTGGCTATAGACGCATTAACGGCTATACGCAACTAGGAGATGGTACAAGACCTAATACCTCTAATGAAATATTAGGTATGACTGTATATGCTGACGGTGTAATAGCTTCTTCAGGTACTAATATATACTTTAGTCAAGACGGTGATAGTTGGTTACAGATTAATAAAGCCAGTGTAGCAGGTGGTGGGGATAACTTTAGTACCTTTTCAGGTCGTAGTGCTTCAGCTAGAACTTCTCAAGGTAAAGCACACTTTGCAACCTTTGAAGGTAATACTACATACGGTGAAGTTATTATTACTGACGAAGGCTCTGGAGTAAAACCTTTCTATTTTAAGATGACAGGTACTGGAGATGCATTAAGTAGTAGAACTTTTTTTGCAAAAGAAATAACAGTAAGTGGTACACATTTCCCTAAGTTCTGTGTAATCCACGATAAACATTTAGTAGTTGCAGGTGCAGCTACAGCTTTAAATACTATATTCTATAGTGGTACAAGTGACATAGATGATTTTACTTCTACAGGATCAGGCAGTATTGTACTAGACGATCAAGTAGTAGGTTTAAAATCTTTCCGTAACGAGCTTTTTGTATTCTGTAGAAACTCTATATATAAGTTACAAAACATAAATGATTCAAGTACAATAGCAATAGTACCAGTTACAAAGAACGTAGGTTGTGTAGACGGTAAAACTATACAAGAGTTTGCAGGTGACTTGCTTTTCCTCGCTCCTGATGGTTTCAGAACTATTGCAGGTACAGCAAGAATTGGTGACGTTGAGTTAGGAACTGTTAGTAAAATGATACAACCTATTGTAAACGGAATATTTGATAACATTGTTGATTATGAATTTAGTAGTGTAGTACTTAGAGATAAGTCTCAATATAGAATGTACTATAGTGGTTCTGCAGAATCTACATTAAACTCAAAAGGTATTACAGGAACTCTCACAGCTAGAGGATTTGAATGGACAGAAGTAAGAGGTATACAAGCCCCTGCTATAGCTTCTGGTTTTAACTTTGCAGGTAAAGAAAAAGTTTATCACGGAGATAGGAACGGTTATATTTATAACCACGATACAGGAAGTTCTTTTAATCCTGAAGGAGTTCTAACAAGTATATTAGCAGAGTATCAATCACCTGATTATGATTACGGAGACTTCGGAACTTTAAAAACTTTAGATCACGTTAAAGTATCTTTAAGACCAGAAGGAGCAACAGATCCTACATTAAGAGTTAGATTTGATTTTGACACTACAGATAGAATACAGCCTCCAGATGTTTCATTAGAAACAAACGATCCTGCTATTTTTGGTTCTTCTATATTTGCAGCAACAGTTAAGTTTGGTGCGGCAGAATCTCCTTTAATAAGACAGGCTATTCAAGGAAGTGGACACAGTAACTTCTTTAAAATTTTTAGTGAGGACACAAATGCTCCTTACACAATAAATGGATTATATATAAACTACAGACCATCGGGAAGACAATAATAATAAGAGAGAATTAAATTATGGCTCAAACATATACTAGACAAAGTTCGATAGCAGATGGAGATACTATAACTGCCGCGCTTTTTAACAATGAATATAATCAACTTTTAAATGCTTTTGCTTATAGCTCAAGTAGTGCTTCATCTACAGGCCACAGACACGATGGAACTGCTGGACAAGGCGGTAATATTCATACTATTGGTGACTTAGACTTTTTAAATAAAATTGTTGCAGACAGTACTAATAATCGTTGGGGAGTCTTTGTACAGGTATCTAGTGCAGCCGTAGAGCAAGTAAGAATATCTGACGGTGTTGTTTCTCCTGTTACAGACAGTGATGTTGATCTAGGTACAAGTTCTCTTTATTTTAAAAATGCTTACATAGATGCTATAACTACTACAGGTAACGTAGCTGTAGGTGGTAACTTAACAGTTACAGGTACTACAGCTTTTAACGGTGGTACACTTACTCTTGGTGATTCTGCTGCAGACAACGTAGTCTTTGGTGCAGACATTAACAGTAATATAATTCCTAACACAGATAGTGCTTTTGATTTAGGTAGTTCTTCACAGGAATGGAGAGACTTATACTTAGACGGTACTGCACACATTGATACGTTAGACGTAGATGTAAACGCTACTGTTGCAGGTACATTAGGTGTTACAGGTATTGCTACTTTTACTGATGATATTATTATTGGTGACGGCAAAACAATAGGCTCTGCTTCAGATGTAGATGCTATAACAATAGCGTCTAACGGTCAGCTTACACTTACACAAACTTTAATTGGTACAGCATTAGACATTAGTGGTGACATTGATATTGATGGTACATCTAACCTTGATATTGTAGACATAGATGGCGCAGTTGATATGGCTACTACACTTGCAGTCGCAGGTAACGTAGACTTTAACGGTGATCTAGACGTAGACGGTACTACAAACTTAGACGTTGTAGACATAGATGGTGCTGTAGATATGGCTTCTACATTAGCAGTTGCTGGTGTTTTAACAGGTGCATCTCTAGATATTAGTGGTGACATAGACATAGACGGTACTTCAAACTTAGACATAGTTGATATTGACGGTGCAGTTGATATGGCTACTACACTTACAGTTGGTGGTGAAATAACAGCAGCTAGTTTAGATATATCAGGCAACGTAGACATTGATGGTACTTTAGAAGCTGATGCAGTTACAGTAAATGGTGTAACTCTATCAGAAACAATTAGTGATACTGTTGGAGCTATGGTAACAAGCAATACTGAATCAGGTATTACAGTAGCCTATCAAGATGCAGACAATACTTTAGACTTTACAGTCGGTACACTTAACCAAGATACAACTGGTACAGCAGCAATAGCTACAACAGTTACTATTACAGACAACGAAAGCACCAACGAAAACAACGCTATTATCTTTACAGCAGGTGGAGACTTAGACGGTGGTAACTTAGGTTTAGAATCAGATGGTGATTTAAAATACAACCCAAGTACAGGAACTCTTTCTGCTACTAATATCTCTGTTAGTGGTACACTTAGTACTGTAGACTCAGTTACTATGAGTGCTAACAATGCTGTTGTATTTGAAGGTGCTACTGCTGATGCACACGAAACTACACTTACTAGCGTAGATGCTACAGCAGATAGAACAATTACTTTACCTAACGTATCAGGTACAGTTCCTGTATTAGCTGCAGCAAGTAATACTCAGGTTACTTCAACACCTGAAGAGTTAAACCTTTTAGATGGTATTACTGCAGGTACTGTTATTGCTAGTAAAGCAATTATAACAGACTCAAATATAGATATTACTGGCGGTAGAAATATTACTATAAGTGGTGAGCTTGATGCAGCTACGTTAGATATTAGTGGTGCAATAGATGTTGCAGGTACAGCCAACCTAGATGTCGTGGACATAGATGGTGCGGTAGATATGGCAAGCACTCTTGTTGTTGATAGCACAATTAATACAGTAGGCATAACAGGCCCTAAAACAAACTTTGTAGGCAGTATGCTTATTAGCAACGATGCTGGTACAGGTACACTAAATGCAGCCTCTAACAATACAGGTTTTGGTAATGAAGTATTTGATGATCTTACAAGTGGTGATAATAATACAGGTGTAGGCGCACAAGCATTAGATGCTCTTACTACAGGTTCAGACAACGTAGCAGTTGGATATAACGCTTTAACAGCAGCTACCACAGCTACTAAAAATACTGCTATTGGCTACTCTGCTGGAGAAGCAATAACCACAGGTGAGAAAAATGTCACCATTGGCTATAATTCTGGAAAATTAATTGATGAAGGTGTTCAGAATGTATCAGTAGGTTCTTTTTCTCTTGATGCTAATACAACTGGTGATCGCAATGTTGCTATTGGTCAAAGTGCTTTAGGATCTAACACAACAGCAGATGATAACACAGCAGTTGGTGCAGCAGCTTTAGCAGCAAACACCACAGCAAGTAACAATACGGCAGTTGGTAAAGGTTCTTTAACAGCAAACACAACAGGTGCTTCTAATACAGCAGTAGGTAATACATCTTTAGACGCTAATACGACTGGTTCAAACAATGTTGCGGTAGGGCAAGATGCTTTAGGCGCAAATACAACAGCAAACGATAATACAGCAGTTGGTTTATCAAGTTTAAAATTAAATGTAACTGGCACGTCAAATACGGCTGTTGGTAAAGACGCACTAAGAGCCAATTTAGCTAATAATAATACTGCTGTAGGTATGGATGCTTTAACAGCAAATACTACCGCAGCGGGTAACACAGCGGTCGGTAAAGACGCTATGCTTAGTAACACTACTGGTGCAAACAACACTGCTGTTGGGCTTCAAGCTCTTAATGGAAATACTACAGCGGATGACAACACCGCAGTTGGTATGAACGCTCTAGTATCAAACACCACAGGTGCTACTAATACAGCAGTTGGTGCAAGTGCTTTGCAAGAAAACACCACAGCATCTGACAATACAGCCGTTGGATTTGAATCATTATTGGATAACACAACAGGCACAAACAATACTGCAGTTGGTAAACGCTCTGGATATAATATTACAACAGGCGATGACAATACGGCAATCGGACAAGAAGCGTTATTCACAGCAACTACTCCTGATAAAAATACAGCCGTAGGTTTTCAAGCAGCTTATTCTACTACAACAGGTAATAGTGTTGTTGCAGTTGGTCATAATGCTCTTTTCAATAATACTACAGGTAATGATAACGTAGCTATTGGTAGAGATTCTTTAGGAGCAAACACAACAGCAGATAACAACACCGCAGTTGGTCATAGTGCTTTAGTAGCAAACACCACAGGTGCTGGTAATACTGCTGTGGGTACTATAGCTTTAGATAGGATTACAACATCCAGTAACAATACTGCTGTTGGACACGAATCGTTAACAAATATGACTGGCGGTGGTGGCAATACAGCGTTAGGTAAAAGTTCGATGACGGGTGTGGTTACTGGCTCAAACAACACTGCCGTTGGTTACACTGCATTGTCTGCTAATACGACAGCTTCAAATAACGTGGCTGTTGGTCATAATGCCTTAGTTGCGAACACGACAGGTGCTACTAATACAGCCGTTGGAATGGGTGCTTTACAAGCAAACACAACTGCATCAGATAATGTAGGAATTGGACACAGCGCATTAGAAGCAAACACTACTGGAACAAGAAACACCAGTGTAGGTAAAAATACTGCGAAGGCAATAACGACAGCTTCCGACAATACTTATGTTGGAAACGGTGCTGGTGCTGCTAATACTTCTGGCGATCACAATACAGGGATCGGACAAGCTAGTATGGATGAACTAACAACTGGTGCAAATAATACTGCTCTTGGTTCAATATCATTATCAGGTGTAGTAACTGGTGATAATAACACAGCAGTTGGTAAAAGTGCTTTAAATGCAAACACGTCAGGTGCTACAAACACGGCTTGTGGCGCTCTTGCTTTAACTGCAGCAACAACAGGCGGCATTAACACAGCTATTGGATATGCAGCACTGACAGGAGTTACAACAGGCACTCATAATACTGGATTAGGCTATGCATCTGGACAAACAGTTACAACAGGTTCTAACAATATTGCACTTGGTACTAATGCGTTAAATTCTGGCAGACCCGGAGGCGCAGTTACCACAGCCAGTAATGTTATTGGTATAGGTAATGGAGATCATACTTCAGCACACATTCAAATAGATTGGACAGTAGCCTCTGACCAACGAGATAAGACAGACTTTACTAAGCTAGATTTAGGTTTGGACTTTGTTAAAAAACTAGAGCCTCTTACTTATCGTTGGGATAAACGAAGCAAGTATTCTAATAAAACACCTGATGGTACACATAAAGAAGATTGGTTAGACGTAGGTTTTAAAGCTCAAGCAGTTGAAGTTTTAGAGAAAGAAGCTGGTTATAAAATAGCTGACAAAACTAATCTTACAACTAATCTTACAAAAGATGGTGAACAATATGGAATCCAGTACAGCAAGTTTGTACCGATATTAGTCAAAGCAGTCCAAGAACTTTCAGCAGAAATAGAAGAATTAAAAACACAACCTAAATGTAAATGTAACGAGGAATAGATATGGCAGTAACTAAAGCAATGACAAAGGCAATACCATCTGAAAAGTCTAGTAAGGCACAGGAATGGAATATGGAAATGAAGTATGAGAACGATAGCGATGGCGATTCTACTTACTATACTACTACTTTTAACCACACAGCAAGAGCCGCAGATGGTGATTTTACCGCAGCCGCTAAAGGCACGTTTAACTTAGCCGCTTTGACAGCACTATGTCCTGTTTCACAGTGGGATGCAGTATTTGCTAGTCAAGTAGCCTCAGTTATTACAAGCCCTGTAGTACCACCTGTACCAGACGAATCTTTTAGCGTACCGAGTTAACTCTATGACAACACAAGTGCATACGATGCCTAGTGTTTTCGTAATGGAACACGATGTATCAGAA